ACTTTATTCTATGTTCTAGTGATGTAGCGTCAGCTCTTGCAATGGCAGGTGTACTAGATTACGCACCAGCTTTATCTACAAATTTATCTGTAGATGATACTGGAAATACATTTGCTGGAGTCCTAAACGGTTCTATCAAAGTGTATATCGATCCATACTACACAAGTGTCTCAACGAGACCTACTGGTGTAACTGGTGGTGAAGGATATTGTACTGTCGGTTATAGAGGAACTAATCCTTTTGACGCTGGTGTATTCTATTGTCCTTATGTACCATTACAGATGGTTCGTGCAGTTGGTGAAGATACTTTCCAACCAAAAATCGGATTCAAAACTCGTTACGGCATGGTTTCAAACCCATTCGTAGGAGCGACTCCGGCCAATGGTCTAGCTACTGTTAATACAAATTCGTATTACAGAAGTTTCGAAGTATTGAACCTTCTCTAAGTCTTAGATTTAGTATTAAAAGGGACTCTTTCGAGTCCCTTTTTTTTGGACGGACTTTTGTTTGTTATAAATATAGGTATATGAAAGAAAAAGAAATCAATCAGAACTGGTACGGTCTTGAAGATAAAATAAGTGAGAGAGAAATGAATATAATAAATAATGAGAACAACGGAATGATCACTTTTGATCAAATACTACATGAGTTTCAAATGAACAACAGAAGATGTGAAGTTGGTGTAGTTGATGGAAAATTTGGAATACGAATGTGGGAAAACAAACTGTGGATGAAAGATGAGATGATGACAGGACATACAGAACAATACGCAGAGGACGCAGCCGATAATTATGTGTTCGGGATTAAAAACTAATGGCACAATGGCAATCAGATCAACCTACTAACTTAAACTATTTAAGTCCTGTAAATTTTGATCTACAATTAAATAAACTACCTAAGACAAAATACTTTTGTACAGGTGTATCTTTACCTGGTGTAAATTTTAGTGAAACTGTTCACAATACCACAATGGCGATTCAATCGTACTTGCCTGGTGATAAAATTACATTCGATCCTCTAACGGTAACTTTTGTTGTCGATGAAGATATGACAAACTATCGTGAGATATTTGACTGGATTATGAATCTAGGACCAGGAGTTGATACGGATGACTACAAGAATCTAGTAGATTCAACTATAAGTCCACAGGGTAATTTCAGTAGAGCTTCATTCGAGAATATGTATTCCGATGCTACTATTATTGTTAACACAGCTTCCAATAACGCGAATGTAGAATTCATGTTTGAAGATTGTTTTCCAACAAGTCTCGGACAAATTGAATTTAACTCAGGAGCAGATGGTGTCGAATACGCCAGTTGTGATTTAACCTTAAGATACACACTATTCAAAATCAAATCTAGTACTTAACAAGTACCCTATATACTATATACATTATGAATTTAAAAGACATACAAACTATGTGGAAGACGGATTGTCCGATCGACAGTATCGAACTAGACCTATCTTCTTTAGAACAACCCAAATTACACGCCAAGTACTGTGAAATCTTATCTGATAAGAAGTTAGAAGTCATTCGTTATGAACGACAAATGAAAGAACTCGATAAAGATAAGTGGTTATGGTACAGTGGTAAAATGACCAGAGATCAGATTGATGACAAAGAATGGGATTACGATCCTTTCGGTGGACTCACAGTTCTCAAATCCGATTACCATAAATTCTCAGGTGCTGATAAGGACATACAAGACTTGTATGAAAAATTACAATACCTGAAAATAACAGTCGAAGCATTGACTGATATTGTCTCTCAAATTACTTGGAGACATCAAACGATAAAGAATATTATAGAATGGCGAAAGTTCATGGCAGGCTCATAGTAGCCAAAACAGACGAAGTATATTTAACAGTATCAACAGAAGATTCGATCAGGAAAGAACTTTCAGAATTCTTTAAGTTCAAAGTTCCTGGTGCTGAATTCATACCAGCTGTACGAAAACGATTTTGGGACGGATACATTCGTCTGTACAACTTAAACACGAATAAAATATATTTGGGTTTGTACGATTACCTCAAAGAGTTTTGTGATGAACGAGGGTATGAGATCGAGGGGTATGAGAAAGATACCGACATCTTTACTATAGAACGATACGAAGAAATCGTTAAAGACATTCCATTTAAACTCAGAGATTATCAAAAAGACGCGATAGCGTATGCCGCTCACAATCAAAAATGTATACTAGTATCTCCGACAGCTTCAGGTAAGTCGTTGATGATTTACAGTCTAATACGATACAACTTTTTAAAGAAGAACAAGAAAGCTCTCGTGATAGTTCCGACAACATCGTTAGTCGAACAGATGACAAAAGACTTTCAAGAATACGGATTCAAAGGTCCGATCGCTAAGATATACGGTGGTGAGAAAGGAGCCGATGCTCCAATTGTTGTAACTACATGGCAATCGATGATGAGAATGCCAGAAGGATTTGGTAACGAATTTGGTATGGTTATTGGGGATGAAGCTCATCTATTCGCGGCTAAGTCGTTGTCTAAGATCATGGAATCATTGACTGAAGTTAAGTATAAGATAGGAACGACAGGTACATTACAAGAGACAAAGACACATAAACTACAGTTAGAGGGGATGTTCGGACCAGCTTACTTTGTCACAACATCGGCCGAACTAATGGCTGAGGGTACATTAGCTCAACTTAGTATTAAGTGTTTGGTGTTAGACTATTGTGAGAAAGAACGGAAGTTAGTGAACAAGTTAACCTATCAAGAAGAGATGGATTGGATTGTTAGAAATGAAACACGAAATAAATTTATAAACAACTTAGTAAAAGATTTGAAGGGTAATACACTTGTACTCTTCCAATTTGTTGAAAAACATGGTAGACCATTGTTTGATATGATCAATAAACTTGATCGTAAAGTGTTCTTTGTTTTTGGTGGTACAGATGCTGTCGACAGAGAGAAGGTTAGGGAAATAGTAGAGAAAGAGAAAGACGCGATCATCGTAGCTTCGTTTGGTACATTTAGTACGGGTATTAATATCAAACGATTACACAATGTCGTATTCTCATCTCCAAGTAAATCTAGAATACGAAACTTACAGAGTATCGGAAGAGGATTACGGAAAGCTGATGATAAGAAAGAGGTCGTATTGTATGATATAGCTGATGATCTATCTTGGAAGAAAAACTTGAATTATACTCTAAACCACTTCTCTGAACGAATAAATATATATAGTACAGAGAATTTTAATTACGAAATTCACTCAGTAAGGATACCCGAAAATGAGCCTACTTGAAAACACTAAATACCAGTATATAAGATTTAAAGATGGTAAAGATTGTTTTGCTATGGTAAGTGATGAAGGTGATACATTAACATTAATTCAACCAATGAATGTATTATGTAAACAATCTACAAAAGGTGGTGGAGTTACGATTCATTTAGGACCAATGATCCCATTTACAGCTGATCAGTCAGTAACAGTCAGAAAGAAAGATGTTAGTTATATGACCAGTATTACAGATGAGTATATTGGATTTTACGATGACGCTTGTACGGCTTGGGTGGATCAACAAGAATCTGGTGGTATTACCATTAAAACTCAAAGAGAAGAGTACGAAGAGAACAGTAAAACAATAAAAGAACTCATAGACTTGAGACTTAAAAGAGAAGAGTTTGAATATGAAATGGGATTTGAAGAAGATGATTATCTACAAAATTATGATTTACCCAGTGAAAAGGATATAATTCACTAGGTATATTACCCTTTTTACCGACTACATCTTATATTATCACGAGATGTCGATTTTGTCAAGTGAATTACAAGAAATTAATGAAAAAAAAATACATACACATCAATCAACATATTATTCGTTCTAATAAGAAGAATGGAACGAACGATCCAGTGATTACAATCAAAGAAGGAAAGACTAACACATATTGTCATGAAGTAAAGATTCTTGGAGAGAGTACTTTAAGGTACGGTGGTAACGATAAACCCATACTACCTTGTGGTGCTAGAGTAGTAATTGAAACTACAGCTAAAGCAAGTATAATATACATATGACTAGAGAAAAAAGACAGACGAAAGCTTCAGTACACTATGTGGAGAACAAAGTGTTTACGGACGCTATTATCAAACACAATAAAGCGTGTAAAATAGCTGTGGACGCTAACGAAGAAAAACCTAGAGTATCAGAATATATTGGAGAATGTATCTATAAGATCGCTACTAGACTCTCAACTAAACCAAATTTCATCAACTATTCTTATAGAGATGAAATGATATGTGATGGTATCGAGAACTGTTTACAATACATCAACAACTTTAACGAGGAAAAGTCTACAAACGCCTTTGCCTATGTTACACAAATTATTTACTTCGCGTTCTTGAGACGAATTCATAAAGAAAAGAAACAAGCCGCGATCAAACAAAGAAGTATAGAACAAGCTGGGGTTTTGTTTGATACTTTTGATACAATGGATGGGAATACTACAGGTATGAACAATTCTTATGTTGATTTTTTACAAGAGAATATGAATCCAATAAACTATAAACCTCGTGGGTCTAAGAAAAAAGAAGACAAGTAATACATTATGAAAATAGCTTTGCTAAACGACACTCATTGTGGAGTTCGTAACAACAATCAAATGTTCGCAGAGTACCAAGGGAGATTCTACAAAGATATCTTCTTCCCGTACTGTGATGAACACAACATCAAACAAATTATACATCTAGGAGACTACTTCGACCGTAGACGGGATGTTAATTTTTATTCTTTACATAAGAATCATGAACATTTCATTCAACCTTTACTTGAAAGAAAAATGACTATGGATTTAATCGTAGGTAATCATGACATCTATTTCAAATCAACAAACACACTAAACAGTCCCGAGTATCTTTTACACGGTGACGGTATTAATGTATACACAGACCCTATAACAAAAACTTATGACGGAGTAGAAATTGCACTACTACCGTGGATCAACGAAGAAAATCAAGAAGAAGTAGAGGACTTTTTACAATTGACAAAAGCGTCAACTTGTATGTCTCATTTAGAAGTAAATGGTGGTGAAGTATCGCCAGGTCATTTTCATGGTGGTGGAACTCCAGCTTCATGGTTCAAAAGGTTCGAACAAGTGTACTCAGGTCACTTTCATACAAAATCAACACTAGGTAACATTAGATACTTAGGATCACAAATGGAATTCACATGGAATGACTTTGGTGATGATAAACACTTTCATGTCTTTGATACAGAGACAAGAGAGATAGAGGCGATTAAAAATCCTCTTAAAATGTTTCATAAAGTATTCTATGATGATACTGATGAAACACTGATGACTATTAAAAAGAAAGATTTTAGTCATCTTAAAGACACATTCGTGAAGTTAATTGTCACGAATAAAAATGAACCTTACTGGTTTGATGTGTATGTAGAAGAATTGATTAAAGCTCAACCAGCTGATCTAAAAGTCGTAGAAGATCATAGTAATCTAGATATTCTAGATGAAGACGAATTGATCGGAGAAGCTGAAGACACTTTAACAATTTTAACAAAACACATTGACAGTTTAAAAATAGACGGAGACAAAGCTGAACTTGACGGATTAATGAGATCATTATACACAGAAAGTTTAGATATATTAGTATGATAAAAATAATACAATTCAATAGTGGTGAAATGATCATCGCGGAGTTGAACGAAGAAAATTATGAAATAGTGAACCCA